TATGTGATGGACTACGAGCTGTTCAAAGCAAGCGCAGGGAAGGCGTTCGACCACTGCCGAGACATCAAGTCCATGGTTTCCGACATGGAGCAAGTCCTATCGGCGGTGCCTGGCATGGTGCGCAAGAACGAGCGGTTGGAGAAGGAGAAGGCCGAGATGAGGCAGGAGAACGCGGCGCTGAAGGCAGGGCTCGACGACTGGAAGGGCAACGCCGAGGGCTTCGAGCCAGATGCGTACATGAGGTTCCCGCTCGATGCCGACGGCGCGGCAATCAGGCCAGGAGACAAAATCTACTTCGACGGCGACCCCGAAAGCGAAGCGCTTATATGCGTCGCGATTGGATGCTGGCCGCAACCGGTTGAGTTCATGGACTGGGGAAAGACCGGAACGACGGCATGGGAGAACGGCAATGTATTCACGCATCACCGTCCGAAGCCCGAGCCGCCCGACAGCTGGGACAGGCTGCTCGGAGACCTGGACAGGGCGAGAAACGAAGGACACGGCGACGGGGAATGCCTTTACGCGGACTGCGCTAGCGGCAACTGCGGCGATTGCAGGTTCGATTCCAGGCAGCTAGAACCACAGGACTGCTGCATAGACCATATCTTCGGGGACATCGCGGACAGGATCCGCACGTTGAGAGGAAAGGAGCAATGAGCGATGAAGATTAGCGAGCGAAAGCACGTGAAGACAAGGAAAGTTCATTGGTGCTCCTATTGCGGCGACACAATCCCGGCAGGAGCCGACGGGACGGTATGCGAGAGCGGTTTTGATCTTTGCGGCCCGTTCCGTGCCTACGAGTGTTCGCGCTGTGTTCCATACATCGATGAGTTTTGGAAGTGGTGCGGTGGCGAGTGCGAGAACACGGAGGTTTATTTCGAATGCTTCATGGACGACGAACACCCAGGATGGAGGTCGAAATGATCACCGATGAAGAGCGCCGTAGGGTAGCGCAAAACCTGCGCAGCTCGAGGTATAGACTGAAGCCAGTCCCTTCTGGCAAGCAGTTTATGAGCATGGTACGAGCAGCGAGCGAGCTTGAGCTGGCGCACGAGATGAATTACCTAACCCAAAGCGGGTTCGAGCGCCTTGCCGACCTCATCGACCGCCCGACGTGCAAGAACCTCGCGATCAAGCCAGCCGATGAGCTGCTATGCAGCGAGTGCGGCGAACATGTGGACATCGCGTATATGGAGAGCGCAGACGATTACCACGCGCGTTATTGCCCAAACTGCGGCGCGGAGGTTTGCGATGAGGATTAGCGATGAAGAGCGCCGCGAGATAGCAAAGGCAATACGCGACCGCATATGGCGCAACGAGCGATCATCTTGGGATGTTGTCTTCGAGCTGTCTTGCATAGATGCTCTCGGACGCTGCCTGTCAAGGAACAAAGATGCTGCGTTGCTGCTTGCCGATCTGATCGACCGTCCGACGTGCCGAAACGTCTATGACGAGAACGAGATGGGCAGCTGCATTAACGGCTTCGAGTGCTCAGAATGCGGGAACATGGTCGAGGATTACGAAGGTTACCGCGTGAGCGGCGAATTTAATTACTGCTCCAAATGCGGCGCGGTGGTGGTCAAATGATGATCTACAAGTGCGACCGACATGGCTGGCAAGGGCTTACACGGCAAGCCGCCGCGAGGCGGCAGGGATAAGGGAGCTTTAGGGATGGACAACGAGACCATAAGCGGGCTTGCAGCCCATGCGTTGAGGGCGATAGCTGCGGTAACCGTCTGCGCATGCGCCGCGATAGCGGGGTGCGCGGTTGCCATGACCGTGCTCGTTTACGCGGTGAAGGCGTTTGCCTGGGCGGTTGGCATAACGCCCGCATAGACAGGCGATTACATTAGGCGGTGGCTACGGCTGCCGCCTTTTTTGCGCGTGACCTTTGCCGCAACATCGGCGGCATGTCTAAGGAGAAATGCACAAAGGAGCTTGTCGCCAAGGCCACGGAGCTGGTCTCCAGCGGGCTGCGCAACAAGGACGTGATCGAGTACCTGGGGATCTCCGACTCGGCTTTCTACGGCTGGCTGAAGAACCCGCGCACCGAGAACCAGGTTGCCCTGGCGGAGAGCCTACAAAAGGCGAGGATCGACAGGAAGCAGCGCTACCTGAACACGATCAGCAACGCGGCGGAGGACGGCGACTGGAAGGCCGCCGCCTGGTACATGGAGCGCAACTTCCCGCTCGACTACAGCCTGAGCAACGCAAGGTTCAGGAAGGTTCTCGAGGAGCACGAGCAGGAGCACCCGCGCCCGACCATCGACACCGCGTCGCTCGTGCCGCCAGCCTACTGGGACGTGTGGCGCGACATCATGGCCGCAGGCCACGGGACCTACGAGGGAACGGGCGGCCGCGGCTCGCTCAAGTCCACGATCCTGGGAGGCATCGCCCCCGTGATGCTCATGCTGCGCGACCCGAAGCTGTGCGGGGTGGCGTTCCGACAGGTGCAGGGAACCATACGCGACTCCATCTTCGCGACGATCATCAGCGCCATCAAGCGCCTGGGCGTCGAGGCGGAGTTCGAGTACACGTACCAGCCGATGGAGATCAGGCGCAGGGAGACGGGGCAGGTGATCCTGTTCCGCGGCCTGGACGACCCCGAGAAGGCGAAGTCGCTGCAGCTCAAGGACCCGGACCAGTACATCGGGTTCGCGATCTGGGAGGAGTTCAACCAGTTCAAGGGCATGAGGCAGGTGCGCAAGGCGGAGCAGTCCGTCAAGCGCGGCGGCGCGCCCCACTTCTGGACGTTCCGAATGTGGAACACGCACCCGGACGAGGAGCACTGGAGCAACGAGCACTGGCGCGAGTCCGTCGAGGACCCCGACACCTACGCGATCCGCGTCAACTACAACGAGGTCCCCGCCGAGTGGCTTGGCGAGGCGTTCATCGCCGACGCCCTGAAGCTCAAGGCGGCGAACGAGGAGGCATACCGCAACGAGTACCTCGGCGAGTGCAGCAAGCTCACGGGCAGGGTGTTCGCGAACGTCGAGGACTTCCAGTGCGGCCAGCAGGCGGTCAACGGGTTCAAGTGGGTCAAGAACGGCATCGACTGGGGGTACATGCAGGACCCCTTCGTGTTCCTGCGCGTCGCGTACGACAGGAAGATGGGCGACCTGTACATCTTCGACGAGCTGTACAACACCGAGACGCTCGACCAGCCGAACATCGACGAGGTGAAGCGGCGGCTCGCGGAGCGCGACTCGGACGGGAGGCCCAAGCTGACGGCCGAGGGCAGGCTCCAGTTCAAGAAGTCCAAGCCGTGCAACGAGATCAGGGCAGACGCTGCGGCGCCCAAGGATATCGCCACATGGAAAGAGGGCGGCGTCTGGATCATGGGCGCGTCGAAGCGCGTGCCCGTCGACGACGGCATCCGATGGCTGCAGAAGCGCGCCCACATCTACATCGACCGCAGGCGCTGCCCCCTCGCATGGGCGGAGTTCACCCGCTACCGCGCCCTCGAGGACGAGGAGGGGCGCTTCAATGGATTCCCCGACAAGGACAACCACACGATCGACGCGGTGCGCTACGCCGTGTTCGACCTCATAGCAGACAGAACCATCGTCTAAGGAGAGAGAATGGCGAACGACCTTTTCACCGCCAACGCCGTAAAGTGGCTGGAGTCCATCGGCTACCCCGTGGCTAGCCTGACCACCCCGATGGACGCGCACGTGTCCCGCTGGTGGGCGTACCTCATGGCCGAGGCCGACTTCTACACCCGCGAGGAGGTGGACGAGTACGGTCGCACCAACAAGGTCAAGGTCCGCAGCTGCACGCCGGCAGACATGGTCTGCGAGGACATGGCGAACCTGCTCTACAACGAGAAGGCCAGCATCAGCCTGACAGACCCAGACTCCGAGGAGGCCGCCACGGCTTGGCTGGGTTCATGGCTCAACCGCACCGCCTGGAACGACAAGGCACCGCTTGCCATGAAGCGGATGTGTGCCACCGGCACGGCGGGGGGGTCGCTTCACGTGAGCAGAGCCGCCGAGGTTGGGCAGTCCGAGGCGCTGCAGGTCGACCCGATCCGCTACGACGCGCGCAGCATCGTCCCCCTCGAGTGGGGCGAGGGCGGCTGCACCGCGTGCGCGTTCGTGTCCGAGCTGTACATCAGGGGCGAGAGGTGCCGCCAGGTGGAGGTCCACCGACCCGACCCTATGACGGGCAGCTACCAGATCATGTGCGGCTTCTTCGACGAGGAGGGCGAGCAGTTCCAGCCCGATGGCTACCTGCAGGCGGACAAGGCTCTCGACACCAAGCAGCCGCTGCCGACCTTCCAGCTGGTGCGCCTGGCATCCGACAACCCGTACTGGGACTACAGCCCGATGGGCGTTGCGCTGTTCGACAGCGCCATCGACGCGCTGGAGACCGTTGACCTGGCTTTCGATGCCATCGGCAACGAGCTGTTCCTCGCCAAGAAGATGCTCCTGCTCCCCGAGTCGATGTTCACGAGGAACGCGGCGGGCGGGCTGCAGATGCCGCACATGAGCGGGCATCAGTTCTTCATAGCAACCGAGAGCAACACATACGACGGCAGCCCTTCCGTGTACGAGTACAACCCTGAGATCCGCTCGTCGGCCCTGCGCGAGATGCTGTCAACATCGCTGCAGGTCCTCGGCAAGCGCATCGGCTTCGGCACCAAGGCATATGCGCTGGACAAGACTGGCAGCATCACCACCGCAAAGGAGGTGGCCTCCGACAACGCCGAGATCATGCGCACCGTCCGCAAGCACGAGCACGTCATCGCGCCAGCAGTCCGCAAGCTGATCGAGGCGGCCGCCAACGTCTACCGCACGCTCGGCACAGCCGCGCTGCCCGACCTCACGGGCCAGGTTCAGGTCGTGATGGGCGACAGCATCATCGAGGACGATGACACCCTGCGCGAGCGCGACCGCGCGGACGTCGCCGCGGGGCTTCTGGAGCCGTGGCGCTACATGACGCGCTGGCAGGGCTACACCGAGGAGGACGCCAAGGCCGCGACCCAGGGCGGCGCAGGCGACGCGCCGATGGAGCTGTAGCCCATGGCGCTCTCTGAGGCCGACATCGACGAATTGTGCGACCGCGTGCTGCACGGCAGCCAGGAGCGCTACCTCGCCGAGATGGCGGACGCGATCGTGGCGCACCTCTCCCAGGGAATGGCGGGGGAGTGGGACAGGGCGGCGCTGGTGCAGCTCGCCAGCGAGTGGCCGTCGAAGGCCAGGCAGATCATGGCGGAGTACGGCCCGCTCGTGGGCAAGGAGGTGGCGGCAGAGGTAGGCGATGCGCTGGCATCTTCCGCCATGGCCGACTTGTTGGCGCTTGGCGCAGCCTACGGCGCTTCTGCCGTTTCCGAACAGCTCAGCTCTCATTTCCGCAGGCTGGCAGACCAGGCGGCGCAGCGCGTGGCGAGCATCGTGCAGCGCAACAACCTGGCGATGGAGGCCAACGCCGAGAGAGCGTGGTATGAGGTGGTCGAGGATGCCGTCAACGCCAAGGTGCTGGGGACCAAGACCCACGACCAGATAGTGGCCGACGCTGTGCAGAGGCTAGGGGACTCGTTCCGCGTAACCTACCAGAGCGGGCGCAAGGTCCCCGTCGACGCGGCGATCCGCACGCACATAGCAACGCAGGCGAGCCAGGCGGGCGGCGAGCTGACCATCGAGGCCATGCGGTCGTTCAACCACCAGCTCGCTGTAACCGACGCGCACTACGGCGCGCGCCCGAGCCACGCGGAGTGGCAGGGGCTTCCGTTCGGCATCGACGGCCCGTGCGAGGTGGACGGCGTGGAGTACCCGGGCATGAAGGAGCTTACCGGCTACGGATCGCCAGGCGGGCTGAAGGGCGTGAACTGCCGTCACATCATCAGCCCGTACTTCCCAGACATCACCGAGCTTCCCGACCGCGAGTTCAAGGCTGAGCGCGAGAAGTGGGGCATGGATTCCGACGAGTACTACAAGCTGCAGCAGAGGCAGAGGGCTTGGGAGCGGCGTATCCGCTCGACAAAGCGCCAGATCGCCGACATGGAGCGCGCTGGGCTCGGGCTTGAGTCGCCCAGCTACGTGCAGAAGCGCCTGCTCCTTGGGCAGCAGCAGAAGGCGCTTCGCGAGCTGTGCAGTCGGCACAAGCTGACGCGGCAGGCTGGAGCGCGAGAAGGCGTACGGCGTGAAGACTCAGCCGAGGGCGCTTTCAGGTGCGGGGTGGAAGGCAAGCTACGGCGTTCGCGAGTCTCTTGTCCCGAAGTCCACTGAGAAAGGCAACCTCTACGACGTGAACCGAAAGGTCGTTAACTCGAAGAGGTACCACGACAAGTACGAGTCGATGAAGTTCCCGAAGGCGGTGCGCGAGTCGCTGTACCGCAACGCGGGAAGGATGCTAGCCGAGAGGAACGGCACGGACTGCGAGCGATTCGCCGTCGTCAACGCGAGGAGCGGCGACATCGTTGCCGATACCTTCGGACACGAGCCGACGCCGCACGGCGCAAGGCTGAAGCCGACGGAATCTAAGAGGGCATCAGAATGCGCCGACGGCGTGGTGACGGTGCACAACCACCCGGCCAGCGTGTACCCCTCATATGCGGACATCAAGATGACGGTTGCGAACCGCAACGTGCGAGGCTCCATCGTTGCGTGCCACGACGGCGACGTTTACCTGATCGAGGCAGATAAGAACTGGGCTGGTATGGAGAAGCGGTATTGGGAGATATATACTGAGGCAAAGAGAATGCTGATCAGCAGGGAAGAGACCGCCAATGTGGCGCTTTCCAAGCTGGAGAAGGAGAACGAGGTGATGAGATGGTTCAAGATAACGAGGCTTTAGGGCTCGACGCAGAGAATACCTGGGTTGTCGATGATACCGGATCCGCTTTCCTTTTCGAAAAATACGGGTATAAGTACCAGCCTGGCAATATCGACGAATTGCTCAAGGCAATCGCAGAAGAAAAGGGCATCACCCTTGAAGAGCTGAAGGAGTTGCTGGGCGAGTGACCAAGCTCATATTCTAAGCGCATCGAAAGTTGATGAAAGGAACCGGAAATGACGCAAGAGCTCGATACCCTGATGTACAAGATGCTGTCCTACGCGAAGCGCTGCATGGAAGACGGCGCATACGCCTCGATAGGCGAGATGGAGGCATTCGCAAAAGGCAACAGGGTGATGTTCGCGGAGGCTGTGCGCGAGTGCCAGGAGAAGAAGCTGCTCCGCGGCGTCGTTGTTCGCTGCTACCACGACAAGCCGGTACCCGTCGTGATGGGCCAGAACGTTGCAATCACGCTGGACGGCGTCAACTTCCTGGCCGAGAACAGCGCAATGAGGTCCGTTGCCCAAATCATAGGAGACACGGCAAGAGCGGCAATCTCCCAGGCTGTCTCGCGAACCGTTCTCGCGTCCATGGGATTGTAGCCGCCTAAGTCCTTGCATTATCGACCAACCCACTGCCCCGCTTCGGCGGGGCTTTTCTTTTGCCCTGGAACCCTCCAGGTGACCTTCCCTATACCTTCCAACCATCGCAGGCCCCGAGCGCAGAGGGGCGCACGCACGCCGCGAGCGGAGAGCGGCACCGTCAAGCGCGCAGTGAAGCGCGGAAAAAACGCCGATAGAGAGGAACTTACGGCATGGCAAACGGCAACGACCCAGAACCCAAGCAAGGCAACGGCAACGACCCAGAACCCAAGGGCGGCGAACCCAAGGGCCAGCCAAGCGACGAGCAGAAGATGAAGCGCCTTGAACAGCAGGTTGAAGCGCTCAAAACCCAGCTCTCAGAAGCCCAGCAGCAGGTTACCGACCTCACCGCCAACCTCGACAAAGCGCTTACCGAGGATGACGTTAAGGCCGCCGTGGAAGCTGCGAAGGCCGAGGCGGAGAAGGCGCAGCAGGAGCTTGCGGCAAGCGCAAGCGACCGAGAGAAGCGCCTAACGGTCGAGAACGAGCTGATCAAGGCGAACTGCATCGACACCGCGGGGGCCATGGCCCACATCGACATGGGCGGCGTCGAGATCGCCAAGGACGGCCACGTGAGCGGCTTGGACGTCTCCAAGCTCGCGGAGGACTACGCCCACCTGTTCCAGCAGCCCAACACCTCCAGCGTTTCCAGCGCAGGCACGCCCGGCGGCAACGGCAAGAAGATGACGCGCGACGAGATCATGTCCATCAAGGACTCCAAGGAGCGCCGCGCGGCGATTCTGGCGAACCAAGACCAATTCGAATAGGAGATTGAAATGGCAGTTGATGAAAATATGATGAAGGCGGCGGACTTCGCGAAGGTGTCCTCCATCGACTTCGTCTACACGTTCAACAAGAACATGAAACAGCTCACCGAGCTCCTGGGCATCACTCGAAAGATCGAGAAGGTGCCCGGTCAGACGGTGAAGACCTACAAGGTGACTGGCACCCTCGAGGACGGCACCGTGGCAGAGGGCGAGGAGATCCCTCTGTCGAAGTACAAGACCGAGGTGGCGGACATCTTCGAGCTTGCGTTGAAGAAGTACCGCAAGCAGACCACCTACGAGGCCATCAACGACAAGGGCTACGAGCAGGCCGTCGAGGACACGGACAGCAAGATGATGTTCGACATCCAGGCGATCATCCGAAACGAGTTCTTCACGTTCCTGAAGACCGGCACGGGAGCCGCCACGCCTACCGGCACCGGCATCCAGGGCGCGCTCGCAGCCGCATGGGGCAAGAACCAGGTGTACTGGGAAGATTACGACACAGACGGCTTCCTGTACTTCGTCAACCCGCTCGACATCGCCGACTACCTCGGCACCAAGGACATCACCGTCCAGACCGCGTTCGGCATGAACTACATCGAGGACTTCCTCGGCCTGTACGACGTCGTGGCGTACAGCGGCATCGAGCAGGGCAAGGTGATCACAACCGCCAAGCAGAACCTGATCCTCTACTACACCAACCCCACCAACTCCGAGGTGGCGAAGGCGTTCGAGTTCATCACCGACAGCACGGGCCTTATCGGCGTTCACCGCAACGTCGACTACAAGACCTTGACCACCGACACCACGGCGGTCACCGGCTCCAAGCTCTTCGCCGAGCTCCTTGACGGCATCGTGAAGGTTGACATCAAGGCAACCGCAGCGCAGGCGCTCGAGGGCACCGAGCAGGTGGAGACCATCTAATGGGCGCCACCTTCGAGGGGTACGCATCCTGGGGCGGGCAGCTGGAGAGCAAGGCGTTCTCCGCGCTCCTGCCCAGGGCCGAGTCCCTGGTGCGGCAGCGGCTTGCCGCGATCGACCCAGCGAGCGTCACGCAGGAAGAGGGGGAGGCGCGGGACCGCGCCGTGTACGCGGCGGTCGAGGCGCTCGGCGACGACCAGTCGGGCCTTGCGAGCTACAGCGCCGGCAAGGTGTCGGTGACGTTCGCCGACTCCGCCTTCCGCTCCAACACGGTGGGCGCGGCCATCGAGCGCGAGCTGTCGGGCACGCGCCTTGTCGGGACGGCGGTGTAGCGATGATCTACCCGCACACCGCAACGGTCTGGAGAAGGCGCGAGGAGGGGCGCACGGTCGCCTGGACGCGCACCGAGCTGGGGCGCTGCAGGCTCGAGCCGACCTTCGGGGCGAAGCCCGGAGACAGGGGCGACGAGTCCGCCAGGAGCGCCGACCTCATCTGCAAGAGCCGCGGGAAGCCGTTCGGCAAGGGCGACATGGTAGCGATGGGGACGGTCGGCGGCGACGTGCCGCCCAGCGACGCGTTCCGCGTGGAGTCCGTCTCGATGGTCAGCATCGGCGGGGCTCCCCTTCACTGGGAGGCTGAGCTCAGATGATCCTCACCGTATCGAACGTGGACACCGTCGGCGCCTTCGCCGCGGGAAGGCGCGCGCAGGCTGCCGGCATGGCGGCCTACGTCGAGGCGGCGAAGCGCGACAGCAACCGATACGTCCCCAAGGTCTCGGGCGCGCTCCGCGGATCGGCGGAGCTTCGCAGCGACCCCTACGGCGGGCAGCTCGTCTACGGCGGTGGGGACGTGCCGTACGCGCGGGCGCACTACTACGCGCCAGGCGGTTGGCGCTACACCACCCCAGGCACGGGCCCAGGGTGGTTCAACAAGGCAAAGGCGCGCTACGGGTCCAAGTGGGTCCGTGAGGCGCAGAAGGCAGCGAGGAAGGCAACGTGAAGGTCGTAAGCAAGGGATTGGCCGAGCAGGTCCTGGACCTGGTCGAGGAGACGGCGGAGAAGGTTGGGGCGTCCATGCCCGTGCGCTTCGAGGAGCTTACGGCCGACGTCGGCGAGCTTCCCAGGATCATGCTCCAGCTGTCCGAGTCGGACAGCCAGCAGCAGCGCTACATCAGCGGCGAGCGCATCTGCCCGATGCCCTTCGCCCTGACGCTCCGCATCTCCGCTGACGACCAGCAGACGAGGCTGGACGCCCGCGAGCTGCTCGGCAGGATGGCGGACGCGATCCTCGAGGACTGCATGGTCCTCAACGGCTACGTCGCCTACGCGCTGCCGACTGCGAGCGTCCCCGTGTGCCTGGGCAAGGCGCCGCTGTTCGAGGACTGGCAGGTGACCTTCGATCTGAAATACAAGCAATCAAAGAGAAAGGGGTAGCCACATGGCTGGCGATACCAACGCAGAGCTCCCCGTTTGGGGATACGAGGTAGAGAACTTCATCAACCTCGGCACTTCCGAGGCTCCGGAGTGGACCGAGTTCGACAACCTGTTGAGCTGGGACCAGTCCACCGACACGAACAGCTACGAGCCTTCGTACATCAACCGCAAGAACTCGCCGAAGTTCACGCTGTCCAAGGACTTCAACGTCGAGTACGAGGTCGACCTCTACAAGAACAACAAGCTGTCCACCTACCTCGTGGAGCACGAGGACGAGGAGGACATCCCCGTCGAGGTCGTCCGCGTATACAACTGGCTCGGCGAGGACGGCAAGCGCACCGCCAAGAAGGCGGCGTTCCTCCTCACGCCCACGCCCGTGGACAACGGGACCGCAGGCGAGCCCGGCAAGCTGAAGGGCTCGCTGAACATGAAGGACGAGTCCTGGACCAAGGGAACATGGAACGGCAAGACCCCCGCATTCACGGCGGCTGCCAAGGGCCTCTAGGTTCGGGCAGGGACAAAGCAGCGCAGACCAAGGTGAAGCGCCTGGGCGTCGTTAGGCGAGCCTGGGCGCTTCTTGCATTGAGAAAGGAACGGAAATGGGATTCAAGTTCAAGGACCGCACGGTGAAGGTCGAGATCGAGGGCAGGGAGTACGCGATCCAGATCGGGAGCGCCGAGATGGCCGACCGTGTGGCGATGGCTTATACGAACCTGGAGGCAATCGGCGGCGACAAGCTAGCCAACGACCAGAACGTGAACGTCAACGTGTCGAACATGTTGCGCAACCTAATCGGCGCGATCCTCGGCCAGCAGGCGCAGGACGAGATCTTCGAGCATCGCCAGCACAGCGTAATCAACGAGATCGAGCTGCTCTCGTTCCTCATGACCGAAGTCAACAAGGCCGAGGATGCGAGCTTCAGCATCTCCGCCGCCATGCAGGAGGTCGCCGGCATGATGCAGGCGCAGGCGGCGGACGCTCAGGAGACGCCCATCTCCTCCATCGCCGACAAGCTGGCGAGCAAACTCAAGGAGTAACCCATGGGGCTTCTGACGGAGGGCGCGCCGTGCTCGGTCGACGTGTGCGGGGCGGACCTTCCCGTAAACACGGACTGGCGCGTCTGGATGACCGTCTGGCAGGTGCTCGACGACCCGTCCCCCGACCCAGCAGAGAAGGCGCTTGCCGTCCTGGCGCTCGCCTTCCCGCACGGCGAGGCGCGCGAAGAGGCGATGCGCCACCCGAACGACGCGCTGGAGGCTGCGATGGACTTCCTGAGGCGCAGGGACCCCACCATCCCCGACAGACCGCCCACGCGCTCGGAGCGGAGGCTGCGCGGCAAGAGGCTGTTCGACTGGGAGTACGACGCCTCGAGGATCGCGTCGGACTTCCAGCGCGAGTACGGCATCGACCTGACAGACGAGGCCACGTCCATGCACTGGTACCGGTTCATGGCCCTGTTCAACGGCCTAGGTGACCGTTCGCAGATAGTGCAGGCGATAAGCATTAGGGCGGCGGACCTCGGGGACGGCAGGCTCGGCAAGGAGGAGCGAAGCGCGCTCCGCGAGCGGAAGATGGCAGTGATGCTGCCTGCTAGGACAGAGGAGGAGGCCGCCTGCAACCGCAGGATTAGAGGTGTCTAAGTGTCCGACGGCAAGGTCGTAATCCAGATAACCGCCGATCCCTCCGACTACGAGAAGGCGATCGGCTCGCTCGGCGCGAGCACGCAGAAGTCGCTCGCCACGGCGATCAAGGGCAGCTTCATAGGCAACCTGTTCGCGCAGGCGTTCAGCAAGGCCGCTGGGGTGATCGCCAACTCGATGGACTCCGCCATCAGCCGCGTCGACACGATGAAGAACTTCCCCCGCGTCATGGAGTCGCTCGGCTACAGCGCCGACGACGCGGCAAGCTCCATCCAGAAGATGAGCGACCACCTGACGGGGCTGCCCACGCGCCTGGACTCCATGACCTCCAGCGTTCAGAAGATCGTGCCCACCGTGAAGGATGTGGGCAAGGCCACCGACATCATGCTCTCGTTCAACGACGCGCTGCTCGCGGGCGGTGCCAGCACGCAAGTGCAGGAGGCGGCGCTCGAGCAGTTCAGCCAGGTGCTCGCCAAGGGCAAGCCCGAGCTGGAGGACTGGAGAAGCATCCAGACCGCGATGCCCGGCCAGCTCGACCAGGTGGCGCAGAGCATGCTGGGGCAGGGCAAGAGCGCCAACGACCTGTACGAGGCGCTGAAGCACGGCGACGTGACCATGAACGACTTCTGCGACGCGCTGGTGCGCCTGGACAAGGAGGGCGGCAACGGCTTCGCGTCGTTCTCCGAGCAGGCCAAGCTCGGCACGCAGGGCATAGCCACCAGCTTCAGCAACCTCCAGAACTCCGTCGTGAAGGGCCTTGCGTCCATCCTCGACGCTGTGGGCTCCGAGAACATAGTCGGCGTGATGGAGGGCGCGAACAAGGCGATCACGGGCCTGTTCAAGCAGGTTTCCGCCGCCGTGTCCGGGGCTATGCCCACCGTCAAGCAGATGGGCTCGGCGCTGCTCCAGATGGTGCCGCAGATAGTCGCCGCCGTTGCTGGCTTCTACGGCTTCAAGTCGGTGGGCGGCTACGTCGCAGACGCTGCTGCGCGCCTGGGGCAGCTCGGCAAGGGCGCGAGCACCGCCGCCAAGGCATCGGCGATCCTGGGCAGGAGCATCAGCCCCGTCGGAATCGCGCTCACCGTTGGAGCTGCAGCGGTTGGGTTGTTCGCGGGCGCGGTCACCGACTACGTCACCAAGGCCGAGAACGCCAAGAAGGCGACCGAGGGGCTGAACCAGGCCACCGCCGACACCGTGGGGCTGACCACGTACAGCGGATCGCTCGGCAACGTGGCCCAGAAGGCGGCAGATGCGCACGTCTCCATCGACGACCTCAACGCATCGACCGCATCGACCGTCGACGCGATGAACGCGAACACGGCCGCTGCGCAGCAGCAGATCGGCCAGCTGACCACGGCTCAGAACATCATCGGCAGCCTTGCGGGGCAGACGGACCTCAGCGCCGACAGCCAGGGGCGCCTCGAGTGGGCGCTCAGGCTCGTGAACGAGCAGCTCGGCACCAGCATCACCGCCGCAGACGTGATGGCGGGGAAGTACACGGACCAAAGCGGCAAGGTCCAGGACCTGAAGTCGTCGATCGACGAGCTGGTCGAGGCGAAGAAGCGCGAGATCGAGATGGACGCGCTCTCGCAGAACTACTCCCAGGTGCTCGGCGAGAAGACCAAGGCCGAGGGTGCCGACGCCGATGCCGTCGTCCACAGGAACGAGCGCATCCAGGAGGCCGAGACGCAGCTCGCTGCCAGGTTCGCAGACTCCACGAGCGCAGAGGACCGCCACCGCATGGCCACCGAGCAGGTGGACAAGGAGATCGCAGAGCTGAAGGGCCACGTCGACGACACGACTGACAGCCTCAACGGCATCAGCGACGCGATGGGCGACTCCGCCAAGTCCTCGAGTGAGAGCGCAGACGCCTTCGACAAGTGGGGCAACAGCCTCGAGGGGACCGTCACGGCGATCCTCGAGAAGAACGTTGGGGCTAACGGCCTCGGCAAGCTGAAGGACACGATGCGCGACCTCGGGGCATCGACCGAGGACCTCGGCAAGCTGTCGAGCGAGCAGCTGCAGGAGCTTGCACTCGCGTACGACGGAACCTCCGCATCCATCGTGGGCAAGCTCGCCGAATGGGGCGTCGGCATGGACGACGCGAAGAGGAAGGCCGCCGAGGGCGCGGCAGGTATCCGCGACGCGCTGAACGGGATGAACCTCGGCGAGGTGTTCTCGTCCATGAACGTCGACATCTCCAGCTTCAGCCAGGCGCTCGCCGAGGCTGGCGTCTCCGTCGAGGAGCTGAACAGCATCGGCAGCGAGAACCTGTCGGCGCTGGCGCAGAGCTGCAACGGCAACACAGACCAGATGATCGCGGCGATCACCGCGTTCAACGGGACGCCGATGCTCGACAAGAACAGCGGCGTGTACGTCTACGACACCGAGCTGACAGACGCGCAGGGAAACGTCTACACGTGGAACGGCACCGCGCTGGTCGACAAGAATGGCACCGCCATCGTACAGGACACCAGCCTGACCGACGCCCAAGGCCACAACTACGTCTGGAACGGCACCGCGCTGGTGTCGAAGCAGGCGAGCGCGAACGTTTACGGCAACGCGTCGAACGGCCAGGCGAAGGGGCAGGTCGACAACACCAACAGCTCCGTCGACAGGATGCACGACAAGAGCGTCAACGCCTCGGTCAGCGGCAACGCGGCCGACGGCTCTGCCGCATCCAACATCTGGAGCACGGTGAGCGCGATCGGCGGCCTGGTTTCCAAGAAGATCACGACTACCGTCGAGAAGATCATCACGGAGGTCCACAACGCCCGAGGCGGCATCAGGCCCCACGCGGACGGCGGCTTCGTGCCGCGGTTCCATGCAAAGGGCGCAATCGCCACGAAGGCGGTCCCGCTCGACATCGTCGGCGAGGACGGGGCGGAGGCGATCGTGCCGCTGACGAACGAGCGGTACGCCAGGCCCTTCGCGCAGATGATCGCGCGCGAGGTCGACGGCATGTCCACGCTCGACCTCGACATCGACCAGGCGCGCGCGGAGCTCGCGATGCAGTCGGCGACGCAGTACGCGCTTCTGGGCCAGGCCTTCATGCAGGGCATCCAGGAGGTGACGCTGCGGCTCGACGACGTGAACCAGAGGCTCGACAGGATCGAGCGGAAGATGGACAGGGAGGTATCCGTGAGGATCGACAGCAGGGAGTTCGGCCGCCTGGTTAGGGGTGTGCGATGAACCTGGCGGTCAAGTACACGAACAACAGGGGCCAGAGCATCGAGTTCGGAGGCGCCGACGAGGCGCTGAACCTCTTCGAGGGCAAGCTGCGGGACTCCGAGTGGAAGTACGAGGCGGGTTCGTCGTACGCGGACCCCTACTTCTACAGGGAGCCCGACGAGGTCACGCTGAAGGTGGGCGTGGCGGCTGCGACCGAGGAAGAGGGCCTGGCGTGGCGCGACAGGATAGCGGACATAGCCGAATGCGACATAGCGGACGGCAAGCCCGGATCCGTCGAGGTCAACGGGTGGCGGCTCGGCTGCTATGTGGTGGCCAGGGAGGCCGACAACTGGTGGATGGACGGAAGGTTCTTCGAGTGCGAGATGACGCTTCTCGTCCCCGCGCGCGAGTGGCGCAGGGAGACCGTCTACCACTTCGAGCCGGGCGACGGCGGCGGAACGGGCAGCCTGGACTTCCCGTTCGACTTCCCGTTCGATTTCTCCGTCTCCGACGCTCGCAGCAGGACGATCGACAACGGCGGCATCTCGGCCGCGGACATCGTGCTCCGATTCTACGGCCCATGCGAGAACCCTTCTGCGACCGTCGCGGGCAACGAGTACGGCGTCAAGGTGTCCGTTCCCGACGGAGCCTACGCCGAGATCGACACCGAGGCGATGACCGCTGAGCTGGTCGGCAAGTACGGAGACCGCACCAACGTGTTCCCAGAGCGCATCCCAGGCGGCGAGGGAAGCGGCTCGTACATCTTCGAGAAGGTGCCGAGCGGCATCCAGGCGGTGTCAAGCAGGGGCGACGTGATGTTCGACGTCGTGCTCGTCGAGCACCGCAGCGAGCCTGAGTGGAGGACGCGATGATCGCGGCGGTACATGCGGACAAGAACATGCGCGATGTTCGAATGGTCCTCCCATCCCGAATGGAGTTCGCGTACGGGAAGGACGAGAACGACTTCGAGCTGCGCCTTCCCGAGGGCAGCGAGCGCCTGGAGTGCGGCGGCTACGTCTACGTCGACGGCACCGAGCACGGCGGTCTTATCACCGACTTCGGCGCGGACCCTGACGAGCGCCAGCATGTCTACGGGGGCATGACCTGGCATGGCATGCTCGCCGCGAAGGTGCTGTCCCCCGACAGCGGGCAGGACTACCTGACCGTGTCGGGCGAGCTGAACACCGTGATCGGCTCCCTTATAGGCCGCGTCGGCCTGGGCTCGGTAATGTCTGCGCCCAGGCCCTCCTCCGGCGTCGTGGTGAGGAGCCTCAGGCTCAACCGCTACTGCACAGCCTACGAGGGGATCTGCGCCGTCATGGCCAACGTAGGCATGGCCCCGCGGATCATATGCGTCGGAGGGGCGGTCACCGTCACGCCCGAGAGGAAGAGGATCGTCATGCGAAAGGCCAAGGTGGAGCGCCACACCCTGCCGGTGAACCATCTGGTTTGCTTGGGGAAAGGCGAGCTGGCCGCCAGGACCGTCCTGCACCTATACGCCGATGCGGCAGGCAAGGTCGGCAAGACGCAGACGCTGAAGGGCGCGATGGAGCGCGCGGAGGTCTACGACTACAGCAGCGCGGATGAGTCCGAGCTGGAGGAGAAGGGCATCGAGAAGTTGCAGGAGTACCAGGTGTTCGCCGAGGCGAGCTTCAACGACCTGGGCGCTGACGAGCTTTTTATCGGCGACGTCGTGAGCTGCTACGACAGCGTAACGGACACAAGCGTCTCGGTGCCGATCGAGAAGAAGATAGCGTCGTACAAGGCAAACGGCCTCTCCGTCTCCTACGAGGCGGGGGATGCCGTGATCAAGAACGGGAAGATGTAAGGAGCAAAGATGGCAGAGCTTATCACCGGGCGCGGCGGAACGGACCACGTCGACAGCGAGGACTTTGGGGCATTCAACGCCGTGACCCTAGGCGATGGAACGTACATCCTGAGCGGATGCTCCATGGCCATGAAGACGGCGAGCACGCTGCACATCGCGGCGGGCGAGCTGCTGATGCAGGGCAGGCACGTCCGCATCAAGGGCGCTGGCGAGGATCTCGACGTCGCAGTGGGCACCACCGGCTACAACCGCAACGACCTTGTGGCCCTGCACTATAAGCAGGAAGGCGGCATCGAGAGCGTATCCGTAGAGGTCGTTGCCGGCACCCCGAGCACAGGCGCCGCCTCCGATCCTGAGCTTGGCGGCGGGTCGATCCTGAACGGCGATGCCGAGGCGTATGTCGCGATCGCCCGCGTCCCGATCGTCGGGCTTGCACCGTCAGAGCCTGTCGCCCTGGTTGGTGGGCTGAAGTCAAACAGCCAGCTCGCCGAGAGCATCAGCGCCATCGGGGATTCCGTATCCCATGATTCGATTTCTGGCAGTGGGTGGACATGCCACCGTATTGGAAAGATAGCTATCCTGAACATCGTGAAAAGCTGTTCCATATCGGATGATTGGGGGTATAGCGCCATCGGAAGCCTGCCCGAAGGATGGAAGCCTAACAAACAGTCGATCTGTCCGACATCGCTCCAGCAGAGCGGCAACAACGATGTCGTTGCGGGCGTTCAAACTAACGGTGAAATATTCTGCCAAGGCAAGGGCACGTCATGGCGCAATGGGTGGCTTTTCGCGCTTGTCGTATACGTGATCGCCTAAACCGCGTATACAACCTGCCCCGTGTATGTGCCATTGGCTCCAGCCCAGACGTCGATGTTTCCGCTGGCGTCCACGAACACGATGCCAGCGTTCGAGCCTGAATTGACGATGCCGTATCGAGTGCTCCTTGGGCGCAGCCCTTTAGGCATGGGGCCGAATCGGCGTGAGTTGCCGCTGTATGTGATGTTGTACGCGTTGACGATGACGACATTGCCGCTTACCTCGTACGTAATGCCTGATTGGAGCGTTACAGCTTTGGATTCGGAAAGTTGGGATACGGAA